CTAGCTCTCTTGATTGCATTGCTAAATGATTTAGTGAGTGATTTTAAAAACAGTTGCATCAAAACCATCCCTTCTAACCATATAAGCAATTTCAGACTGATTGTAGTGTGTACGATATTCAGTCTTAATGTAACCTGCCACACCGTGACAAGCAGCGTCAAGTCGGGATTCGTATAGGGCTTTACCCATTTTCCGTAAGAAGTTCAGCATTTGTTGTTACCTCGTTTTGATTATTGATTTTAATCTTTCGAGGCTTCTTCTCATCAGGCAGCACGACTTCTAAATGAATTCCTAGAATACCGTTCTCCAGAGAAGCTCCTGTAACTTGTGTATATTCAGACAGTCTAAAAGACCGATGGAACTTACGGGTGGAAATACCTTTATGTACAAACTCTAGACCACGAGGAGTGTGATCACCGTCAACAGAAAGTACACCATCTTTTAATTCTACCGAAAGCTCTTCTTCCTTGAACCCCGCAGTTGCGATTTCGATACGATACTTCATACCTTCATCTTTAATAATATTATGCGGAGGATAGTGGTCAGTTGCATGCTTGGTCATTTCTTCAAGTTCGTTGAAGATATGGTCAAAACCTACAAATGCGGCACGAGGAAAGCGAGCGAATTTTTGATTATTTGTCATCTGAATTCTCCTAATTAAAGCAAGAAATATGGACCCGTTATTGGCATCCACTATTATTTATAGGTATTACCTTTGCACTAAGTGAAAAGATCACTTACAATACGTTAGTATAATACCCGATTACTAACGCCCAATGTTGTATTTAGGCAATAGCTCCCATTCATCTTTTTCTTTGAATGGAAGAACTTTAATCTGACGTAGAGGAGCAACATCCGTTACAGCTTCTGAGTTAACGATCGATAACAATCCCCAGTCAGATAATAGAGTTGTGATAGTATTACGTCTCTGGATATCAGTCTGTTCCAGTGTAGACTTATTACCATCAAGTAAAAATAGTTCTTTAAAATGTGTAATGAAGTATCGGCCTTGCTTATGCAAAATATGACAAGACTGATAAAGCTTCTTGTCTTTACGTGATGCAATGCCGATACGAGTAAGTGTCTCTTTAACCTTCAGGAAGTCGTCTGGCTCATTAAGAGTAATTTCCAGCATGTCCTGAGGTGACCATTCAACCGGTACGTTTTCCTTTTCTTCCACCATGATCTACCTTCTTTTTAATTATGTTTATTTCTTCAGTAGAAAGTAGTGAAAGAGCAGAACGAGTCTTTTCATTATTATACCCATAATATTCTTTCACTGCTTCAAAATCACCATCATGCTTTACTTTATTCCATTTGGAAAAGCGTTTAGGGTTCTTTCGTATAGTATTTATAAAAAAGTCGTTTTGAAGCTTATTATCTAAATGGTGGTTGATATTCATTTCATTAGCAAGCAGCACAGTATCAGCAAAGTATGAAAAGCTACGGTTAATCATATATGGAGAATAAGCCTTTTCATCTAAGTCATCACGGATAATATTCTGCTTACTGTTGATAGCTTTGACAAATTCGAATGGATTCATTTAACATCATCCAAGTGACCGATGTACTGCTCAAGAATACTTTGTGTGTATTCCTCGGTATTAATGTTGGGATTAATATGTGTCTTACCGTAGTAGAGCTGTGGTACTGTTCGATGGCCTTCATCCATCACAATAAAAGCTCGAGAGGCCTCATCGGCCTTAATATTTTTTGTTTTATATTTGTAACCCCACTGCTCAAGCTTAGCCTTCATCATATCACAATACATACAATCAGGTTGTGTGTATAATGTTAGTTCGTGTTTCATTTCCATTCTACCTCCGCCATTAGTTCTGTTAAACAAGCAACAACATTAAGCTCATGATCAGCTACAAAAGCATTCTTGTACTGGTAATCAGCGAGGATTAGAACAGCACGAGGAATACTATTTGGCTGAATAGTCTCATTCATAGTATCATAAATCTTCCGGAAAATACCAGAAGTGTCTGTATCTATATTATTGCTTACCCATGACCTCATTTTTTTGAAGTCTTTAGCCTTAAGATATCCAATGACATCATTAACAGAATTATTGGAAAGCAGACTAAGAATACCAGTATCGATACTACCGCTAAGAGAGTAGCGCTGGCACTCATTAATAACACGCCGCCAGTCAGGTGCAAAGCGGATAATAAGTTCTGCCAGAACCTTTTTCTCATAGGTAATATTTTCCTGTTCAAGAATACCAGTCAATCGCTTCATAAACTGCATAGACAGTTCAGCCAAAGACTTTTTATTAGTATTGAACTCATACACACCACAGCGTGAGTGCAGCGGTTCAATGATACGATTCTTAAAGTTGCAGGTTAGAATGAATCGGCAGTTACTAGAGAACTCTTCGATGAATCCACGAAGAGCTGGTTGAAATGATTGTGCATTCAGGTAGTCAGCCTCATCAAGGATAACTACCTTATATCCACCTTGCAGGGATACGGTAGAAGCAAATTGCTTAATCTTGCTTCGTAGTGTGTCAATGTTACCTTCCTCAGAACCGTTGATCAGAATGTAATCAAGGTTCAGTTCATCACATAATGCTTTAGCTACAGTAGTCTTACCCAGACCAGCCGTACCAGTAAACAGCATATTAGGAAGTTCTCCCGAAGCCAGGACCTGCTTGAATGTATCGAGCAGCGACTTCGGGAGAATGCAATCATCGATCTTCTTAGGACGGTATTTTTCTACCCAGAGAAAATCATCAGTCATTATATAGAGCCTTACTGTTAGAGTAAAAAGATTATATCACAGTTAGGGGTCAATGTAAACAGGTTAATCGAACTCGCTTGAGTATTCGAGTCCCTTCACATAAGTGAAAGAGCAACCCATCAGAAAGTAAGTAAAGTTTTGCAGGATATCTGTCAACTCATCACTTGTAAAAGTATGTTCAACTGTAGAGGTAACTTCGCCATTTTCATACGCAACACGTTGCAATGTATATTCCTCAGTGTATGACATTACTTTTTCTTTCCTTCTACAGGTGCTTCTACAGCTTCGACTTCACCTTCTTCCTGACGTGCTTCCAGCTCTTGGATCATCTGGATAGCCTGGTCACGAAGCTGACCGACAGTTGACAGCTCTTCACCTTTAAAGGCTCCACGCTGCACAATCGCGTCAATGATAGCCACACTAGAGCGGCCGACCTTCATACCAAGTTCATTAAATTCTTCATTAGTCATTAGAAATATTCCTTTTAGTTTTTACTTTTTCTCGAGAGCAATCCAATATTGGACATTACGATCAGTATTTTTAAAATGACTGACCAATTTACTTGAAACCTGTACCTCGTAATCACCAGGCATAAGTTTCAAATTATCAATACCGATAGTAAAACTATCATTCAATTCACCAGTGGCTTCACCTTCTACACGAATAGTAAAGTTATTGGCAGTAGCGTTTTTAGTATCGGTAATAATTAGTTTAACGGACTCATCATCTGCATCAATCTTAATCTGTTTGTGGCCAAGTGCAGAAGCAGCACGTTTAAGTTTATTTAGCGTTTCCTGAGTTAAGGTAAACTTTACTTCAGGATCAGGCATTGTGACTTCACGGCTAGGTGGTTGTGTTAGCATATCAATATCAGAGTAGTAGTACTTAATACTAGAACCATTACCTGACAGCGCCAATGAATTCTCATGGAATTGAATCTCTGCATCATCTACTAGACTAATAACACGTACTAGTTCAGTTGCATCATAGATACCAAAGTCCATGGGGATAGGTTCATCAAGCTCAATCTTAGCCATAATGTTCTTGGCTTCGGATACAATACTAAGGCTAGTACCTTGCTTGAATACAATATTCTGGTTAATCGACCCGAAGTTCTGTAGCACCTCGAGCATGTCATTCGCTTGCATTATCAATTCCTTCTTCTAAATCATGCGTGTGCATAGCCATGATCGCATAGTGTGCGATCTTCATCAGGTCGGCGCGGTTGCGTCCACCTTTCTTTCCATAGCGCTGAGCATATTTCATTACGTTACCAAGACAGAAGCCCATGCCGTGTCCTGCATCTACGATAAACTCAGTAGCTTGAAATCGTTGTTTGGAATAATGTGCACCATAAGTGTTCTCAATATATTCAAGGAGTTCTTTGATGATGCGGTCTTCGCTGTATTTCATACTCACTTCCATAATTATTCATTCTTCCTATAGTACCACATGTTGAGGTGATTGTACATATTAAAATTCAATGGTGCTCCATTTTACACCAGCTTCATTAAACATTACCTTAGAGCGTTCCCACGATTCTTTCCAAAGATCAGTCACCTTCATGTTAGGTACTACGACCTTTTTGATTCCGACTTGGATAATACCCTTTGCACAATCAGAACAAACAGGCAATCCATACACATACAACGTTGAACCATTTAGAGATATGCCATTATATGTAGCATTATATATCACGTTCATCTCGGCATGTACAACATATTTGTACTTGGTTTCACGATTATCATATCTAATTTTAGTATCTTCGATGCCTCGAGGAAAGCCGTTATATCCTTGTGACAAGACTTGACCTTTATCTCCAATGGCTACTGCGCCAATTTGACTAGACGGGTCTTTTGACCAAGTTGCGACTTCTTTGGCCAAAGCCATGTATCGTTGATCCCATTTCATTACATAAATTCCTCTAAAGGTGATTTTACCGGAGGTTGTCCCTGTCGCTGATCCCAACCAGAAATCCATCCTGAGTTATTAGTTATATCACTTGTTACATGATCAAATGTGTTATCGCTGCGCGGAACATAGTTCTGTCCAAATCGGACAAAGTCACAAAGTACATCTTCATTATCTCTAGGCGCACCTCCCATACGTTCACATAAAACATCCATAAAAGCATCTGTTGTATATCCAGACGAAAGCTTCTGCATGCAACGTACAGCATTATTACCAAAGTAACCATGTGACATATCGTCTACCAAGTCCTTATGGTAATCACCTAGATCATATGAGAATGCAGCATAAACAAAATTAAATCGTTTGTGACCTTGATCTAGATTATACTCATTCATATAATCCACAACTTGCTTGTGGGTTTTTTTATGTCCTGTGTGCAACCAATCAATCAACTTATCCAAAAGCCCAGGTAGTTCCTCGGTAATGTAATCAACTACGCTAACTCCTTTACGTGGAGCAGGCGGCTGGTTACCGATAGATGTAAAGGTAGGAATCTTATTGGCTTTACGCTCCTTGATGTTTTCAATCATCTGGTCCATAGATTCCATCACGCCCCATTCATGTACGCAGTTATTACGGTATCCATGGTCTCTGGTAAATGATGCACCTGAACCTGTTGCTCTGTGTGCCATATAGGCAAAGAACCAAGTCTTAAGGTCCCATTGATCAGTCACATAATTATCACAAAGGTCCCAATGCTTTTGGCCTAACGCAGAGTTTTTAATCTGGTGATGCCGTTTAGGAGTCTTAGTGCGAAACTTTAGGTCTTGTACTACATTAGAAAACCCTGCGGCATTTCTTGTATAACAATCGTAGATATCAATCTGCTGCATTAGTGGATCGTTGACTTCTCTATCTGCGTCAGGACCTTCGTATGGAAGTTTTCCCCAGTTACAATTGAGTTGTAGCCATTTAGCACGAGGATAATAATAATTAACTAGTATATCAATTGCTTCTTCATTTAGCCATTTCATTCACCCCACTCCCTAAAGGAATGAGTCTCTTTTATAATGTCTAAATTCTGTAGTACGGGTTCTTTTCCTACATTCCAGAATAGAATATCCTTATCAGAATTCTTTGGGATATATTTCCATACCTTTCCATCGTAAGTGTCGATCACGGGGAAATCTGGTAGGTTCTGGGACTGTTCTGCCTTAGTAAAGGCAAGTGGTTCAGAGATAGCTTCAGCCATACCTAATTCGCCGCCTTTCATATTTCTTGCCACACATACAGATACAAACTCAGTTTCAGGCCAGGCAATCTGTAAAGCCCGGGTCAAAACGCCGGTTGATGTTGCACAATATACCTGATCAGGCGCAGTGATCTTTAGCGCAGTTTTAACAATACCTGCTGTGACCATTTCATGCTTAAGACCCAATGGAATAAAAAATGTATTAGGATATTGGTCTGACCATTCTTTAGCAATCTTATTCAAGTTTGGCATTGCAGCAATACGGTGAAAAGAAGTTTCAGCACCACGTTCAATACAACAAGCCTGATGGAGGGAAATTTGCTTAGATGAAGGCATGAATAACTTTACCTTCTTATTGTGGCGTTTAGCCACATCTAGAATAGAAACACCTGCCAGTCCCGTACGTGGCTGCACGTACACCAGTGTATCCACGTGCTCAGGCAGGGAAGAGATTAAACAATCGCCACCCCTAACCTTTGAGCCTACCAGATAATCATCACGTACTACACGAATACCTTCATGCTCTTTGATCACAGGAGGACCATATGGGTCTTCCCAGTCTTTTGCCATATCCAGATAATATTCTTGACATTCTTGTGGACTAGACCAAGGGAAAGGTCGAATGTCTTTGTTAACACCATCAATTACATGATTGTCATGCGACATAATATATTCCTAGAATAAAGTTGCTGTTGTCACCCCAAAATCTTCACGGCGATAATAGGGAGGAGCAATGTGAAAGCTAGAACCAAATTCCATATACGTTTCAGCATATGCTTTAGGGTCCATAGTGTACCAATCATCTGGTGGTGCAATCACATTAACCTTATGCTTATTTAGCTCACTAATAAACTTGTTTGTAATAATCCTACGTTCTTGCATAGAACCGTGAAATGGAGAACCTTTATAGAATCCAGTCTTAGGAATCTTACGTCCTTCCCATTCTACCGGAACAGGATAAGCATAAGATACATTACAGCCATATTCTTTTTCTAGTTCAGAGCCTTGTTTAATATATGTTTCAATAACAGTAGAAAGGTTATCATTTAATCCGTTTTCTCTGAGAAAATGATGGCGGATATCAATTGAGCCAAAACATAAAGTAATATTACCTTTAATAGGCATGCCACGAAACATATTGTTTATGCCGAGCTTGAGTGCACCATACAAGGTTTTGCCATCATTACGAAGTACTGCATCTGATTCTTGGCTAAAAGCAATTGTATGACTGTCACCCATAGTAATACCAGTGACCACACGATCTTCTTGTTTTAGAACCTGCACATTCTTTTCAAATGCTTCTAGCTTATCAAACCAATCATCAGTGAAGCCTTCATATGTAGTCTTAGCACCAATACGTTTTCGAAGTGATTCACTGATTTCAAAAGGCCAGTCAAGACATAAGACTTTTTTGCACTGCATGATCAGATTTAACCGATTAAATAGCTCCTGATTAGCACCACCAAACAGGTTTAGAGAACCTGAGTAGTTTGCACCAAAGTCAATATAGACAATATCATGTTTCAGAATATTTGCTGAACACTTATAGTCGATATCTGCATACAAATGAGAAGCCCACATCTTAGACCATCCTAGGGTGTGGGACTTTTCATTAACAGGAATGTTAGATATTGGATTAGTAATTACAGCCATTATTTTACCAAATCAAAGTGTCGTTCATATACGTGTAGGTTTTGCACTTGCCAAGTAATAGTGCCAATTTCCATATCTCTACGGTAATCTGCATCTGCTGACTCGTGACTATACAGAGTATTATAGTCACGAGTCAGGGTTTGTAATACGTGTAGTTGCCAAGCATAATCATTCTTATAACCGTATACTACATCATTTGAACGCATTTGTACAACACAATTTATCTTACCTTCACGAATATAATAGGTAACAGCATTAGTGCAGATAAAATCGTTTTTACCGTTATCGTTGTATTCACACCAAATAGAAGGTCGGTTGTAAATCATGGCTGCCCGACGAGAATCCATATTGGTAAGTAACTCATCTAGAACTTGACCATATTGATTATGGTACTTTTCAGAGTGGATCAACATACCATAATTAGAGTTGATCTCACCGTGATCATTAGCTGCATACTGCCAAGCCTTAGGTGGTTCATCACCATATTTAATATCGTTAATGTTATTTGATTCTGCTGCATACCAGGCAATTTCAGCATTGACATAATCTTCATTGACTGAACCAAAAATTGCCGGTTCATCTGCAACGAAAGACGCACCGATCAGCTCAATGGTTTTACTGCCGGTGCGATCAGTTGTAAACTCTTCATTGGCCAAAGCCTGAATAAAATGTTGGCGAATATCTGATACATTCATTTTGTAGTCAACCTTTCAAAATCTTTTGTTACGCTCTGTGCCATAATCATATTGTAAGCACCTGCATCCTCTTTACGCCCATGTTCTTCAAACAGCTTTTTGTGTTCTTGTGCATGGTCGTATGGAGTTAGATATACAAGATTTTCAACGGCATCTGTCCCTCCCAAGAATTTAGGAATAATATGGTGCCGGTGAAAACCTTTCTTGGGAGGGAGTTCC